TAGCTAAGACTTATACATTTAAAGACGGGGGTAGAAAGATAGTCTTATCTAACATAGAGTATCAAATACTTGAGTATTTAGACGGTGCTGGGTATACTTCAGAAGATATTGAAGCACCAGCGAGTGTTGTAATACCTTATAGATTTGAAGGAAAGAACTTAAATCACATTCCTGATATATTCGTAAGACCATTAAATCTTATAATATCAGGAAAGGATGGACTTGATAATCCTAATATGAGTCCACACTTCTTAAAGGATAGAAAGAAGAATATTGCTATCTTTAAAGAAATACTTGATAATTACAACTTTAACTATGTACAAGTAGAAGGAGAGAGAGAAGTTAAAGCACTTGAATCTACAATGATAACTATACAAAAGCTTATGAAGAAAAATGGTAGGGTTGTTATACCACCAAGAATTGATTTCGCTTTATATTCTGAAGGTTTCTTTAGTGGTCCAAAAGTAGACCCTAAACTTAGGAATGTAAACTTCCCTTGCTTTGTACTAGAAAATAATAACGGAGCTTATTCTGCATATATAGCAAGAGATTATGATGGTATTGTGTACTATGTTACAGACAACGGTATTATGCTTGGTATGAATGCTTTAGATAGTAAGAATTACGATTCTTTAGAAATATACTATGCTACTGGAGCTAAACTGAATTATAATTTATTCGCAAAAAGAAATAAAGATGAATCTATGCTGTATATAATAGCTAAAGCCATTCTTGGGGAAGATTATTTAGATTCACATGTTATAAATGATTGGATAAAGGCTTTTGATAGAAAGTGTGTACATGAAAAGTATAAAGATGCACATGATAGAATTAAATTAGAAGAGAAAGAATTAGATGATATATTAAAATATAAGACTATAGATGAGGTGAAGACCAAATGAGCGATATATTAAAGATGATAGCTGAGTCTGAACTTTTTAATCCTATTAAGAAGACTACTTTATATTCAGAAGCCGCAACTGAAAAAGGTATGGTTCCTATATATGTAATACTTACATCAGGAGATAGCTTAATGTCTAAGATAATAATGGGATTTACAAACTCAAAATACTCACATGCTACTATTGCTATGAACTATTATGAAACTGTATCTATGGGTACTACGTCTAAGAACTATGGGGTTGCAGTTGAGTCTATATTTGAATTTCCCGATAGATGGAGAAATAAAGAGATGAAAATAACCCGTAGATATATTCCTATAGATATCTATGAGAAGATGGTATATAATATTGAGCAATTCAAAATGAACTATAAAAGAATAGATTACTCATTTGGAAAGTTATCAAGATTTGTAAAATGGTTACCACATAAAAGAATAACAAGTTACAAAAATCAAACTTCTTTTATATGTTCCGAATTCGTTGCTCTTATACTATCTAATATAACTGACTTTAATAATAAGCTTAAGAGAAATGTAGGAAGAGGAAGTAGATTTATTATATCTCCAAAGGAAGTAGAGACAAAGATAATGGATACATTTGAGACTATTTATGAAGGTTCTGTATTTAGTGTACCTATGGAATTATTATATGAATCTGATAAGCAATATATTAAGATTAAGAAAACTATTGTTGAGAGATGTAAGCAAAGACTTAAAGAAGATATGGAAAAACTTAAAGTTGGAAAACAATATGCTGAAAATGAACTTCCATCTATATGGAATTCACCGGCAGTCCTTTCTGCAAAACTTAAGGCTTTGAAAGAAGCTGAAAGAGTGTTCTTAGAGGATACTTGCAACATTAGTATTTTTTAATATATATTATATCAGTGTAGCAACGAACTACAAATAATAAAAAAATCAAATTTTAAGGAGGAACAATTATGAACAAATTTATTGTGAAAAAGCCACAAGGTAGGGTAGTTATCGGGAGCATTAGTGAAAAGGTAAACGACATTATTGAAAATGCTAAAAGCTCACAACTAGACATCGGTCTTACACCAAAGGTTGATGTTAATGGAAAAGTCTACGACTTTGAATCTTCAAGAGGATTCATTCGTAGAGAAACTAGAAAGTACAGATTGTTTGACAGAGTGTTGGAATTAGAAGGTACAGTGTACGGAATAGATAAAAATGAAAACACTGGAAAATACAGTGCAACATTTTTCCAACCTGACTTTGCGTCACCAGATGATATTACTGGACAAAAGGTATCTGTTGATGAAGTTCTAAAGAGAACTTTTGAAACTATGAGAGACTTGCACCAATTAATGCTTGACTTGAAATACTGGGAAATCCCAGCAAGATGCTTGTCTGATGTTGCTAACAATGGAACTGGTGCTGTTGAATACAAAGGTTTCGTAGGGTTAGATTATGCTTTCGGTCTGCTAACTAATGAAGATGTCAAATTTACAAGATTAATGTCTATGCAATACGAAGCAGGAGAAAGAGATATTGCAAAAGACTTAATCAATATGCTAACTGGTGAAAACTTAGACGCAGCAACTGTAGTACCTACAACAACAGCTGCTTCTGCATATGTTAGTGGGAACGATATAACAAGCGTATTCACTGACATCAGAAAACCACAATCGTTCGGAACTAAACTTACTGCACATGGTACAGTGCAAACACCTAAGTTCGCATCTGTATTCGGTGGAGGAAATGCAAGAACTGAAGCTGGAGATGACGCCATCAAAGGTGGGGCTTTCAAAGGCTTAAAGAAAAAATAAAATAATTTGGCTGGGGTTTCCCAGCCTTTATTTTTCGTTTTCAAGCACTTTATAAACAATTTTTTAAGAAAGGAGCTGAATATAATGAAATTCAATGATAAAGATATAGATAAAAAAGCAGAAGATATAAACCTTAAAGTATATGACCCTCGTGAAGCTACAAGGGAAATATCAGAATATTTCGGTGGGACAGGTATCACTAAACATCACCCACAAGTCTTAAAATTGATTAGTGATTATATGACAAGAAACGCAGATGCCTTGTCAACTCCACTTCTTGAAGTTGTAGTGTTTGGAAACGGAGAAAGAAGAAAGTTTTTACAAGCCTATAATATAGATGAGGGAGAGTTTAGAGCATTTGCAAGAACTCACAGAATTTTAAAGCTGGGTTGGGATACACCCAACGACCCGTTATCACTTGCTCTTTTACTATCGTTTCTACATACAGGTAAAAGAGAGTTCTTGGAGTTCTTAGGTGTTAAGTTCTTAACTGGACTTATGTATAAATACTATACGAAAAACGGTAGTTTGAATTCGGGTATAATGAGATTCATTTTGTATGGTGTTAAAGATGGAAAACCTGTAATGTCTCAAAAGTATTTACTTAAGTCTGAAGGTAGCTCTGTAGGAATGGTAAAGGCTGTTATGAGAACGGTTGCAGAAGATTTCATTCAAACTAAATTCAAAAAAGATGAGCTTTTAATAGATGATGTAATAGTATACATTCTTATGTCTATAAGAACTCGTATGAATCTTAATATGCGTGGAGTAAGAGATTTATATGACCAATACAAGAATGAGAGAATGTATGACCAAAAAGACATATTGAATGAAGATACTAATATTACAGTAGAGAATGAAACTGTTAAAATTGCATCTTTAAAAGCTTCAATATCTGAAAAGATAAACCGTGGTCTTGATATGAACTTAATTAAAAGAACGAATAACTTATACTATTATGAAGAGTTTAAAGTAGTATATGCTGACCACTTAAATGATGTAATAAACTATTGTCACTATCTAGTAGACTTCTATGCTGAAAAAGCACCATCACTTTCATTTGAAGCAATGAAAAGAAACTTTGTTTCTGTGGTGAATCGTGCTAAAGGTATTGATGATACTTTCCCTGAACAAATGAAATCGGAATATCAAATAAGAGGAAGAGAATGGTCAAGAGCGTTCTCAAGATTCCATATCGTTTTAATATACGATATAATAATAAGAATGGATTAGGAGGGACTTACAATGGCGAATAGCAAAATTGAAAAGTGTAAAGAAAAGCTATTACAAGGTCTTCTTATAGCAGAAGGTGGAAACGTAAAAGATGCACCAAATTATAATCATTATAAGTTATACTTTGATGCAATGGATGATAAGGAATTTATAGACTTTGTAAAAGGTGGGGTAATGAGAGTTAAGGTACTTCCACTTGAACAAACTTTCAAGCTAGAAGACATAGTTAAATCTATGAAGACTGTGCTTGGTAGAAACTTTGAAGAAAAGGTTACTCTACCATTTATGATGGACGACCCAGATATAGGAACTTTAATATCAGATAAGAAAGTAATGATATTAAGACTTCCTACAATAAAGCTTATGCAAACAGCATTAGGTGAAAATAGACACGCTGAAACTACAACTATGAGAGATAAATCAAACCAAGTTGTAAACCAATCTAAAGGTGCTGGGGTTTCAGATATGGAAGTTGCACAACTTCTTGCAGCAGGATACGATAATACAATAAAAGAATTTTATACATTTAGAGCTGATAATGATATAGCCAAAAATGAAGCTTATTCTAATATATCAAGAACTGGTAGAACTAATATACCAGAAGCACCAGAAGAAGGTAAAGTTGCTTTAAAGTATATCACAGCATGTTATGTCGGAATGGGTATAGACCCTGAATTTATAAACTTAGAAGAGAATTATGATAAAGTGATTGGGAGGTTAGAAAATGGAAACTAATAAAAATGCAAAGAAAGCAAGAGTTTTAAAAGCTCTATCAATATTTATGCTGATAATAATGGCTATGAATTTTATTATGGCTTATATGGTAGCAAGACATTCATCTGGAAAAGAATTAGACAGATTAAGAGAAGAAGTAGAAGCTTTAAGATATGAACTTAAACTTGCAAAAGAAGAAAACGACAGCTTATCTGAAAGAATAACTTCAGTAGAAGTTGTAAGTAATACAAATAAGAAAATGATAGTTGGAACGAGTGATGATATCAAAAAGACTTGGGGAAGTGTTGTAAAACCAACTGTACCAGTTAAAACTGAAGATAAACCTGTTCCTCCTAAGAAGGATACAAAACCAGCTGTAGTACCAGCTAAGAAAGAAGTAAAACCTGTACCAGTATTACAAGATAAGAAAGATATAGATATAAAGAAATATGAAGCTGAAAAGTTCAGTGTGCCTAATAACAATACTAAATCAAAGCATATTGAATTTGCACCTAAAGGGTATAAAGATGTAGAGACTGATATAATAAGAGGAACTCTTAAAATACCTGATTCTCCACCACTTGCTTTAGGTAAGAAGAAGCTTATAGAGAAAAAGATAGTTGATAAAATAGATACACCTAAAGAAGAGGAAGAGGTTGCTATAGTTATAGAGGAAGAAGAGACACCAGCAACGAAGCCTAAATCAAATAAGATAGTAAAATATGATATAATAATAGCTAAAGCTAAATCTTATGGAACTGATGTATCTTATCTTGATTATGAGTTCTTAGATTATGTATTTGAAGAAGCTGATAAATATAATGTAAATCCTTATGTAATACTAGGAATAATATCAGGAGAATCTAACTTCTACGCAAGAGCTAAGAATAAGAAATCATCAGCTACTGGACTTGCACAAATGGTTGAAGGTACGGGAAAATACATTCATACAACTGTACTTGGATATAAGACACCATATAATCATGAATCACAAAAAGACCCTAGAGTTAGTATAAAATATATGCTAGGATATTTTAAATACTTAAAGAAATATAATTCGTATGATAGTGCTTTAGGAGAATATTGTGGTTCTAAATCTTATTATTCTAAGACTTATAGAAATAAATTAGTTAATAATATGGTAGCGTTAGGACTAAGTAAAGCTGAAGCTGATGCAATATTAAGAGGACAGATAGTTTAAGGAAAATGTGGGATTACCCACATTTTCTTATTTTTTGTAAAACTCTCAATTAGTTTAATTAAAGGAGGAGAACAATATGGATTATTTAAAAGGAAGACTGGAACTTGTTAAAGCACGTAAAGGTGAGATTGCTGATGGAAATGGGGAAATTATTGAATATTCATCTAAGATTATAGACCATTGTCAAAGACATTTATCTGCATTTGTAGATGTAACGGACGATAGAAATAAAAGATTTGTGAATGTTATTATGGGATACGTTGCAACTATAATGGCTAACGCTACATCAAACAATATCACTCTTTTAAATTTAGAAGATAATATGAAAGAAGTATACAAATGTATAGCTGAAATGGAGAGTGAAAAGAAATGATTTACAAATGTACAGATTATGACTATGTCAGTTTAAAGGGTTATACTCACGATATGGATGTAAATAATTTTAATGTCATACAAAAAGCTAGTTATTTGATAACTGATTGTCTGGAATTACAAACTGATGAAAATGAACGTGCGATAAATAGAATGATACAAAATTTACAGGAGATAATAAAGGCAATAAATGAAAATGACAAGATGAGAATTGAAATAAATAAGATACTTGGCGATTTTAAACAAGGAGTGAAATAATGGAACTTAAAGAAGCAAAAGAACTTGGTATGAGTGAAGAAGAAATACAAGCAATGGCAGAACTTGAGATGAAGATAAGTTCTGATTTAGATAATGAACTTAAGCAATATCAAAAGGTAAGAGAAAAGAGAGCAAATTTCGATATGAATAGAGTTTGCTATCCTACAGGATTTACTACTGTAGATTTCTTCCTAGGAAGAAATAACCCTTCAAGAGTTAAAGAAGGAGAAATAATAAAGAATAGAGGATTAAGAGACGGGGTACTATTTACAATAGGTGGTACTACACATAAAGGGAAATCTGTATTTGCAATGAATGTTGCTGGTAATATAGTTCGTCCTTTTATACAAAAAGGTATGCCATCTTGGATAGAATACTTTACTCCTGAAGAAGGTTTAGAAGCTGACTGGATGCAAGTGTGCTGTGGACTTGGTAATGACGCTATAAGAAATAACCTTATAAGAATTACACATAGACATAAAGTTAATACGTCTATTGAAGGTTTATTTAAGCTTGTAATGGACTTATATAAGCTTAAGACTGAGTCTCCTGATAAGTTTATGTATGATACAGTTAATATGGACGGAGAGCCAACTAAGAAGTTTGTACCTACAGTATTAGTGGTAGACTCTTGGACACAACTTCGTTCAAAGGCACTTGATATAAAAGATGAAGCCTCTAATACATTCCATGCTAGAAGAAATAATATAAACGGAATGTTTTTGGAGCAAATGAGACCATTTATGCTTGAAGCAAATATTATGCTATTTGCAATAGTACATGTGGGAGAAAAGATAGGAATAGATGTAATGTATTTGCAAAAGTCTTATTCTGTGCTTAATGCTAAGGTTAATATATCAGGTGGTAAACAACTTGAGTTTGAAACTGAATTTGGAATAGTTCTTGATAAATACAAATATGAAAATGCTCAAAAGCTTGAAGATGATTTGGGACTTAAAGTTCCTAACTCTAAGACAGTTGAATGTACAGTGTATAAGTCAAGATTTGCTATGCACGATAGCACAACTAAATTCAATATAGTATCAGACCCAAATTATGGATTTAACCCACTTATGTCTTTAATGGTAGATATGATGACAATACATTCAGTTCTTGAAGATGCTGGTTCGTATAAATACCTAAAAGGAGATAAGGATAATAAGTTCTATAGAAAGGACTTCTTCCCTAAGTTTATGGAAGATAAAGACTTTAGAGCAAGAGCATTAGAAGCTTATGCAACAAATTTTGAAAAGTATACAAAACATGTGGACAATTTAGCAGAAGTAACTAAGATGAGAAATATCTTAGATGTAGTTTTTTAGGAGTTGATGATTTTAAATGTTTCATATTACAAATACGAAGAAAGCAAAAGAACGTTTACTGAGAATACTTCTTATTACAATAATAATATTTGGAAGCATATCGTACGTTACTCTCAAATATGCTGAGAAAAGAAAAGAAGATACACGAAGAACTAAGTCTATAAAGGAAAGAGTAGAAGACGTTAAACTCTTCTACTCTCAAAGATTTAAAGCTGATGTTACACTATCTGCTGTAGATATAAGAGGACTTCATAATACAAGAGTTTATAAAGATACTACAGGACTTGGGTTTTATGTAGAAGAAGAGCCTATATTTGCTTTAGATGTTACAGTAGAAGAAGCAAATCTTAATACATTCAGAGTAATAGTATTTAAAGATAAGATGGTTGAACTTCACAAATAACATAATTGCTTTTTATGAATACATATTATAAACATAGAAGACAGCACATAGGGTGAATGTCTTAATTTAATTTTTAAACGACTTG